CAAGCGATTTCAGCCGGACCGTTGAGTTTGGCGTTCCACAGTCACACAAGACAGGTGCTGGCCTGAACATTTCTAGCTTTGTTCTTGCATACACACTGCATTACAAACAGCAGAAACGGACGCTCACCCAGCAATATACACTTGTAGGCACACGCTTGGATAACTCAATCACGATCATCACCCGACATGATGCTAGGAATGCTGCACAGCAGCAGGCACGCCTTGATGGTGTTGTGTATGACATTGCTGATGTGTCCCCTGACGACAGCAATGATGCCATCCGGTACGATTATCTGACCCTCACGAAGATTACCAAGGGGGCGTAGCTATGGACATGGATGTAGCACTTGATCAGTGGCTGAAACAGGTGTCTAAAGCTGCACAGCTGAGTATCACAGACCAGGAAAAAATAACAAAAGCTGGTGCTGATGTTCTTGCCACTAAGCTGCAAGAAGCCACCAAAGAAAAACATCCGGATACTAAGGGCGATGGCGGTAAGTATGGCCATCTGTCAGCCAATATTCGGAGTGCTGCCGGCGACATTGATGGTGATCACAATGGAAAATCAACCGCTGGCTTTGGCAGCAAGGCATACATCGCCGGTTTTCTGAACGATGGCACTAAAAAGCTGCGTGGTGACCATTTTGTAGATAATGCCAGAAATGATGCTAAAGACGCCGTTTTTGCGGCTGAACAAGCTGAATGCCAAGCTATTGTTGCCAAGCTGAACGGTGGTGGAGACAAATGAGTGCAGTAGATGATGCAGTTCAATTAATGAATCAAGCAAACATTAGTGGTATTGACGCTGTGTATGGTAACAATCTGCCGCAAGAAGAGCTAGACAGCACAGATAAAACAGTTGTGCTTGTCACTGATTCCGCTAATGATCCAGCATCTTTCGGAAATGATGACTTTTGGGCATTGAATCAAGAAGTTGAAGTACAGATTTGGTACTCACAGCAGCTTGAAACTGACCCCGAAGACATTGAAGTCAGCCTGATGAAGGCGTTTGTTCATCAGAATTGGCAGGTTGCAGCCACTAGGCAAAGAGCACTAGACCCTGACACGCAGCAGTTGAGCAACACATTTTATTTCAGCAGAACAAAAATATTAAAGGAGACGTTTTAATGGCAACAGTAGGACTTTATGGTATTGCTTTTGGCCTGGTTGACCAAGACCAAAAATTGATTACTGGCACAGGTAAGGGATTGGGCACAGATGGCCTGTATGTGGTTGGTCGTGCAGACATGGGTGGCAAGACTGCTAACATCACTGGTTTGTCAGGTACACCGGTCAAGATTTACGGATTTAATCAAGTTCAGGGCGTTGATGTACCGCAGCCTGAACCTAGTGTAGCTTTGGACATCAATAATTTGAGCTTCGACATCAAACAACAAATCAAAGGCATGATTAATGACCAAAAGGGAGGATACACCGACCAGGGTATTCAAGCTCACGTGGCTATGCTTATCACAAGCCAGACAATTGACAAAGAGCACTTTGTTTACTACGGATTTGGTGATGGCATTCTGAGTGAGCCTTCTGCCAATTTGCAAACCAATACAAATTCTGTTTCTCATGCTGATGATAGTTTAACCTACTCAGCTTTGGCTTGTGATGCTTTTGGTGGTGCACCTTACAAGCTGTATAGCGACATTGACCCAGATTTTGATGAAGTCAACATGTACAAAGAAGTTTTTGGTGGCTATGTATTGCCAACTCCAGCTGGTGGATCTGGTTCTACCACTGGTTCAGGCACAACACAAGGTTAGTTACATTTAGTTAGTGCTGAGAAGCCGGTCCTGATGCAATCTAAAACAGGCAAACAAATAAGTATCAATCAGCAAGTAACAGAATAGAAATTTCAACAATAGCTGAACAGCCGGTAGCAGTCACATTGATGTGCGAGTCATCAAGCCGGCATTTTTAATACTAAAAATCAAAAGGATGGTACACAGATGAAGATTAAAGAACAAATTTTAAGCAACCGCGAGCACTATGTAAAGGTAACCAACCGGTTAATGCGCAACACACTGAAATATCAGTTGAGCATGGCTGAAGCAGACGATGGCGATGATAAGACCGTGCCAGAAAAACTGCATATGAGCCTGGATACAATCAACAACACCGAACAATACATTATTGACACATTGAAACTGAATAAAGATGAGCAGGAGAAATTGGACAATTTGTCATTTGATGACACGTTACGAATTGCTAATCACGTGGTGTTACGTGTTCAAGGCTTAAGTGAAGAAGATATTGAAATGGCAAAGAAACAAAGCCAATCCGCGGACAAAAGCAAAGAAGATTAGTGCACCTGAGCGTGTGTTTATTCTAAAAAATAAGCTGGCCGATTTTGATTATTTCGGCCAAACAAAACTGGCCGATCTTCATTGGACGTCAGATCAGTTTTGGGATGCAGACTTTTTTGGGCTGATGGAGTTATTGAATGCCAAGCCAGAAAAAGATAGGCCAGTTGATCCAGGTCAGATGTTTGAACAGTACAAAAAACAAGAGAAAGGGTGATAGATAAGTGACACAGCAAATTAATGCGACTATGAGTACGTCAATCGCCCTGGATCTATTATCTGCCAGTGAATCCGTCAAGTCACTAACATCAGTTGTTCGTTCGTCACAATCAGCTTGGAAAGCACAAGAAGCTGAGATGAAATCAGCTGGCGATATGGCTGGTGCTGCCCAAGTCAAATATGAAGGCCTGGGCAAATCTATTGAGGGTCAACAAGCCAAGATTGACGCTCTTAAAGCCAAACAAGCTGAACTAAAGGGCAATACTAGCGAAACTGCCCAGCAATTCTTGAAGTATGGGCAACAAATCGATGCTGCCAGCAAGCAATTAGCATCAATGCAGGCTCAGCAAGACAGAGCAAAAACCGCCATGGACTACCAAAAGAGCGGCTTAGCAGGGTTGCAAGATGAATACCGGAAAGCATCACAAGCCAATCAGGTTTATGTTGAGCGCTTAGAGGCTGAGGGCAAGCAGCAGGAAGCAAACAAAGCCCAGCTTAATGGCTACAAGTCCAGCATTACCAATCTGAATGAGCAGTTGTCTAAACAGTCAGCCGAGCTGGATAAGATCGCCAATGCCAGTGGCAAAGACAGCGACGCTTATCGCACTCAGCAAAATAGGATCAATGAAACAGCTACATCTTTAGCCAAAGCAAAGAGCAGCATGACGGGCCTTCAAGACGAAATGAGCAAGGCCAATCCATCAATATTCACCAGAATCAAAGATGCAATCAGTGGCACCAACAAAGAGGCTGACAAAACCCCTGGGCTGCTGAGTAAAATTGTTTCTGGAAATTTGATCAGCAATGCAATCAGCTCTGTGTGGACAACGATTCAAACGCAAGGCAAAGCAGTATTGCAGCAAGGTATTCAGCTGGCTGAAGCTGCTGAACAGGCCAAAAGAATATGGACAACGCTCGGTGTATCCGATTCTGGTGCCGACGCATTAATCAATCAAATGCGAGAGTTGAAGTCTGAAACCAATCTATCTGCTGACCAAGTGGACACATTGCAAAAGCGGTTCTACGGCATGACCGGTAGTGTTCAAAAAACACAAGAGCTGACTACTGGTGTGGCTACCCTGTCTGATAAATTGCGATTGTCTGGCGATGCTGGTATTTCCATGGCGCAGTCTTTACAGCGCGCATTCAACAATGGCAAGTTAACCACTGGTGTTTTGACGCGAATGGAGAATGCTGCACCTGGTTTAGGCTCTGCACTGGCCCAAGCAGCTGGTATGTCTGAGCAAGCATTCAACAAGATGGTTTCTGGCGGACAAATGTCTAGTCAAAAACTGCAAGACCTGATTGTTAAGATTGGCGAAAGCAGCAAAACTGTTTTTACTGACTTTGGCAACACAGCTGAGGGAGCAGAACAAAGATTAAAAGGTGCTTGGCAAGGTATCGAAGGTGAGATGGCTAAGCCTCTGGTATCTGTCCAATCAACTGGTATCAACTCTGTGGTTAACGTTTTACAGTCCGCTGCTGTGCAGTCGCTGTTTACGGCCGCTGGTGAAGGCATTGCTAAAATCACACAGAAGGCTTCGGACTTCTTAAACTATGTTGCTCAACACCAAAAAGACATTGGCGGCATTGTCACAGACTTAGCCGACATTGTAAAAATTGCAGGCAGTTATGTTTGGGACAGTTTCAAGGGCATTTTGAAAGATGTTGCTAGCTGGTTTGGTATCAGCGGAAAAAATGCACAGTCCATGAAAGATCCATTGGTTACTATCCATGACATTCTGGACAAAATTGTGCAAAACAAGGATGGAATAAAGACCACAGTCAATATCATTGCTGGTTTGTGGATGACAAAAAAGGCCATTGGCTTTGCTAGTTCAGTTGGACGAGTTTACACAAACTTGAAGAGCTTAGCTAATTCAAGCCTGTTCACCAAGATTGCAAGCAACTTTGGCCTGGTCAACAAAGCTGAAAGCACAAGTGATAGTGCAGCTCCAACGATTACTAACACCGAAAGTGAAGTTTCAAAGGCCAGTTTAGGAAGCCGTGTGCTCAAAGGCACGTCTAACTTAGCTGCTGCTGGTACTGCTATTGATGTTGGTGGCAGCATTGTATCCTCTCTGACAAGCAATAATGAACAGCAAAAGATTGCTGCTGCATCTAAAGCCACTGGTTCAGTAATTGGTGGTGGTATTGGTGCCGCTGTTGGTTCATTGATTGGGCCAGAAGGAACTGCGGCCGGTGCTAAGCTTGGCTCTGCAATTGGTGATGCACTAGGCAGCACAAAGACAGCTCAGACATGGGCTAAAGACATCAAAAAGTCAATTGATGATGCTTCTAAAGGTATCACAATGCCAGCACCTAAAATCAGTGCAGACACCAAGGCTCTAGGCGACAGCATGGCTAAGTATACCAAAGCATTGTCTAAAAAGCTGGTTATTTCATTCACCACTGACCCTAAGTCAATGGCAAAGGCCCAACAATCAGTTAATGATACCTATGCCAAGATGAGCAAGTCAGTTGATAGCTACTATGCTCAAAAAGAAAAAGCATCTGCTAAAGATTTGCAAACGCTTGTCAAAGAGGGTGTGATGACTCAAAAACAGGCTGACACCCAACTGGCTAAAGAGAAGCAGTCAGATGCCGCAGCAGCAAAGGCTAAAAAGTCAGCATATACTACTATGGCTAAAGATGCCAATGCCTATTTTAATCAGTCTGAAAAGATTGCTAACGGTAACACAGCTAAGTTGCTGGCACTGGCTAAGAAATATGGCAAAAACAGCAAGCAGTACGAAGCTGAAAAGAACAAGGAGCTGTTAGCTGAGTACAAGTCTTATGCCAATCAGTATGCCAAGCAAGAAATGACCAACAACAGCAAGATCACTTCCATGGTCAAGTCTGGTGCTGAACAACAAGAAAAATTGTTGGCAGCATTCAACAAGCGTAAAAACACGATGTCTGTGCAGCAAATTGAGAGCACAGCCAAGAATGCTAAGAAGGAGTACGACGCAGCCGTCAAACCAGCTCAACAAGCTAGGGATGCAATTGAAAAAGCTGCCGAAGACAAGTACAAGAGCACAGTAGCCACAGCCACCAAAGAATACAAAGACACTGGCATCATTTCAAAAACTGAATACAAGACTATTTTAGCCAATGCTCAGAAACAACGAGATGATGTTTCCGCAGCAGCCAAAGACCAATACACCAATGTGACTAAGCATGCCACAAATCAGCACAAGTCCACAGTTTCTGCCATCACAAGCCAAAAGAAAGAAGCCATCATTCAGCAGCAGTTAGAAGCTACCGGTGTTTCCACGGCAGCTGCTAATCAATCAAAAAAGGTTGTTGGGCATTCTACCAATCAAGCAAACAGCAGTCTGAAAGCTGCGCACCACCAAGCTACAGGCACCAACAGCATTTTCAGCGGTCTAAACAGCTGGTGGAACAAAGTTGTCAAGTTCTTTGGCGGAAGCTCAGCACCTACTGGCTCTGGCAATTATGGTTATACAGAAATTGGTGGTTTAGCCTATGCCAATGGTGGTGCTGTCAAGAGTGGCATGGCGCTAGTGGGCGAAGCTGGGCCTGAATTGCAATACAAACCAGGGTCTGGACAATACAAACTGCTTGGTGCCAATGGTCCTCAGTTGACCAATGTTGCAAATGGTGACTACATCTTAAATGCCCGTGACACTGCCAAAGTGTTATCAGGTGAATTAGGCCACATTTTGCCAGGATATTCAAATGGTTTAGGTGATTTAAGCGGCTTCTTCAACGTAATCAAGAGCACAGTGTCCAAAGTTTGGGATAAAGTCAGCAAGTCAGTCAATGGCATCTTAAAACAGATTGGTGATCCACTTAAATTCTTCACTGGCTTAGCTGACAAGATATTCAATGTCAATTCTATCCCTGGTGCAGGATCAATGGCTCAGCAAACAAGTAAAAGCATGAGAGACCAAGATGTAAACGGCATTGCCTCTTTGTTTAGTAAGCTTAAGTCGTCTGCAAAAGAAATGGAAGAAAGCAGTGTTGCTGGTCAACCACATGCAGCACAGGCTTGGTTACCCATTATTGAAAAATTGATGAGGCAAATGGGTGCTAATCCGCCAAATGGTATTGAGTCAGAAGCTGCGGCATTCGTACGTGAAATTGCACGTGAATCTGGTGGTAACCCGACCATTCGGCAGACAGTTTGGGACGTGAACATGGCAAATGGCGATCCAGCCGAAGGATTGTTGCAATTCATTCCATCAACATTCATGTCCTATGCTGTTCCTGGTCACACTAATATTCTCAATGGTGAAGACCAAATCATGGCAACAATCAATGCATACATGCACAGTGGAGCCTGGGACCGTATTGGTACCGGCGAGCAGATTGACTTCTTAGCCAATGGAGCATTAGTAGATAAACCAACATCAGCAATCATTGGTGAAAGTGGGCCGGAAACAGTATTGCCATTAGGTGCAACAAAGGCTTCTAGAGCTTGGCAGCTGTTAGGTCAAGCAATGAGTGTGATTAATAGAGGTCAGCAGCAGAATATTACTACCACTGATGATGTTGATGTGAGCAGCAAACTGGACACATTGCATGCTGACTTGGCAAATTTGACAAAATCCATTCAACAGATGGTGGTAATTTCAGTCATGGATCCTGCCGATGCAGCCAAAGCACTCAACGAGCCACTGACTAGGATTCAAAGCACAACAAAGCAAATAAATAAAACGTTATCAAAAACAAGCTATCAAAGTGGAGGTGCAACGATAATTGACTGATGCTAAAGGAATGAGTGTGCTGTTCAATGGCATTGATTTGAACCAATGGATTGTGGTTACTAACATTGACATTCAGAATTTACCAACGACAACACCTAATGCCGTAGATGTGGGCGTGTCACCTGGGCAGACATTGCTCAGCAACAAATGGGGGCCAAGGACAATTACCCTGACTTACTATTTGCTTGACCAACGCTACAAGCATGATCTAGCCGGTGCAATAGGCAGTAGCAACAATCAGCCAGCTCAATTAATTCTGGGAAATGATCCGGACAAGTATTATATGGCAGTGCCAGCAGGAGGCGATTCACAAAATTTAGGCCCCGTTGTGGGTCTTGTTTCAGGTGGTTCTCTAACATTTGTTTGCTATGATCCGTTTGCTTATTCCACAGACACAGTCACAGCAACGAACAAAACAAGCGAATATGATGGCTTGCCCTCAAACTTGTTGTTAGGCACAAGCCAGACTGACACAACTCTTTCTAGTGACTATTCACAATCAGTGCAAGTTGAAGGTGGCAATTATTACACTCTTCAAGGCAACATCACTGATCCTGGCTCAGGCATACCCTGGACACTGGCATTTGATGATGGCAGCTCATCCAACATCACGCCAACAGCAGGTGGAGAATTCTACACAACTGCTTATGCTTCTCAAAAGGCCACGACAGCAACAGTCTCAGCCACACTGCAGCAAGATGCAAAGCCTGTAGTATTCAACTCTTTGAAATTGTCACAAGGAATTGCAACATCTGATTGGTGCCCAGCAGATTCAGAGATTACAGGCACATTTGGCAATACGCTCACAATTACAAATCCAGGCTCAGCAGATGCAACGGTTGATCTAACAGCCACGATGAATGATGATGTAGGCTATTTAGCGGCTTCAATCAATGGCAGTGGCGTAAGCCTAGGCAATCCAAACGGTCAAGCAACTCCTGATGGTGATGTCAGCACAAAAATGTTCGAGACTTATTTTTGGTCACCTTATACGCTTACACAAAACAAGTATCCTGGCAAAGTCAGCTCTACAGCTAGTTTGAAGGGATCATGGGCACAAGCAAATTGGGAAG